GTTTCATTTATATAGGTCCACCAGGTGACCATGGATGGACATATCAACATGACCAAGGTCGACAAGACATTGAGAATGATTTGGGATATACAACCACTTATATTGAAAATGTTCCAGAAAATGCAGATGCTGTAAGAGCAATAAGAAGTCTAGCAGAATCAGGACATGATTTAATATTTACAACATCCTTTAATTACATGGATCAAACTCTGGAGGTTGCAAAAGACTATCCAGATGTAAAGTTTGAACATGCTACAGGATATAAAAGAACTGATAATATTTCAACATACTCAGCAAGGTTTTATGAAGGTCGTACCATCATAGGACATATTGCAGGTAAAGAAACAAAGACAAATATAGTTGGTTATATTGCTTCGTTTCCTATCCCAGAAGTTATAAGAGGTATTAATGCGTTCTATTTAGCAGCAAAGAAAGTAAATCCAGATATTCAATTAAAAATTATTTGGGCATTTACTTGGTATGATCCAGGTAAAGAAGCAGATGCTGCTAGTACTTTAATTAATCAAGGTGCTGATATTATCGTTCAACATACAGATACATATGCACCGTGTCAAGTGGCTGAAAAAGCAGGAGTTAAAGCATTTGGTCAAGCAAGTGACCAATTTAAATTTTGTCCTAATGCTCAACTGACAGCAATCATTGATGATTGGGGTTCTTATTATGTTGCAAGAGCAAAAGCTGTTGCAGATGGTACTTGGAAAAGTACAGACACATGGTGGGGATTAGATAAAGATATGGTGAAGATGGCAAAATATACTAATATGTCACCTGAAACTAAATTTGAAGCAATCGCATTAGAGAACGATTTGAGAGATGGTAAGATTCATTCTTTTGAGGGACCAATCTATAATCAAGAGGGTGAATTAGTAATACCAGAAGGACAAGTAGCAGATGATGGTCTACTTGCAGGTATGAATTTTTATGTTCAAGGTATAGAAGGTACTTTACCAAAATAACAATTGAATAGTAAAGGGGGGTATTTCCCCCCTTATAAATAGTAGTATGACAGAAACAAATGTAAACCTTAGACAGCCGTCTATTATAGACTATGCAAGTCCTATTCAATTTAGGTTTAAATGTTCAAAATTACCAGAAGTAGAGTTTGCTTGTCAAACAGCAAATGTTCCAGGTATCGGTTTAGGTGAGGCATCATTAGCAACACCACTAAAAGACATATCAATACCAGGCGATAAAGTTACATACTCGGAGTTGTCTATATCTTTTCTTGTAGATGAAAATTTAAACAATTATAAAGAGATACATGATTGGATAATAGGAATAGGTTTTCCACAAAATCATACTCAGTTTGCAACCTTGCAAGCTGCTAGTTCAGATAGGTTTCCAGGTTCAACGGCAGGCGCTTCTGTGCCAGGTCTTGCACATCCATCACCTTTAGCAGAAGGTGCTATATATTCGGATGCTACATTAACAATTTTAAACAGTAAGAATATTCCTAAAACAGAGATACGATTTCAGAATGTTTATCCAACAAGTCTTGGTGGATTATCATATGATGTTAAATTAAGTGATGTTGATTACTTACAAGCGGCTGTAAGTTTTGGATATATGTATTACGATATAGTACAGATTTCTACTACTTAAGCCTTGACAAAACACCGAAAAGGTGATATAATGGTTATATTATGAATTTAGAAGAATTACAACAAGCGGTCGATAAAGATTTTAAACTAGATGATACAGAACTAGATACGGAATCAATTCGTATACCTTTATTGCACAATAAATATCTACAACATTTTAATAAGTTTTCTTTATTATTAAAGAAAGCAGAATACGAACACAAAGCTCTTGTTAGGCAGAAGTGGGAATATTACACAGGCAAATCAGACCCTAGTGTATATAAAGAAAAACCATTTGACCTGAAGATACTTAAATCTGATGTTCACATCTATATGGACTCAGATGAAGATTTACAACGAGCGGATCAAAAGACAGCATATCTTAATCAAGTAGTTAAGTATCTTGAACAAGTATTGCGAAGTATAAACAATCGAACATTTTTAATTAAGAACGCTATTGAATGGAAGAAATTCACTAGTGGTGCAATCTAATGGATCATCAAAAAATATTTTACACTAACTTATTTGTTTTGGATGATTTCTATAAAAATAATACAGACTCTATGAAGAAGTATATTTCAGAGTTATGGACAAAAAGAGATTACGATAATAACTGGCAAACTAAATCAGCAAACTTACATAAGCAAAAAGAGTTTAAATCTTTTGTTGACTTAGTTATGGCTACAAGTCATTCAATACTAAAACAATTAGACTACAAGGTAGACGATATTATAATAACCGATATGTGGGCAAATGTGTTAAGAGAGGGTGAGAATCATCAAGCACATACACACTCCAACAATTTTTTAAGTGGTACTTATTATTTACATTCTGATAAAGGTGCTGGGATAACATTTCATGATCCTAGACCAGCAGCAGATGTACTTGTACCTAGAAAAAAAGAAGTGACATTAGATAATGCAAGTTTATTAACTTATGCCTCTAAACAAAATAGAGCTATAATTTTTCCATCTTGGTTACCACATTGGGTTCAACAAAATAAGTCTAAAAATAAGCGCATAAGTATAGCGTGGAATATTCAAATAAAAGGACAACTAGGAGAACACCATGAATTCCAATCAGCAACTTTCTGATTACATATTTTATTATCCAGATGCAATGGATAGTGAAACTTGTAATAAAATTATAAAACACTACGACATAGTTCCTTCGTGGAAACAATCTACATTTTCAACAGCAAATAAAAATACTGGAACATCTCAGGTATCAATGGAAGAATATTGGATTGGCAAACCTTTACCTTACTGTAAAGATATAGAAAAGACATTTAAGTATTGTGTAGATGATTATACACACTTTCACGATACTATTAAATCAACTGAATATACAGACTATAGATTGAACCGATATGGTCAAGGTGGTTTTATGAAAAGCCATATTGATAGCATACATCATAGTCATGGGCAGAAACAAGGTTACCCACATCTTACATCATTGATATTTTTAAATGATGATTATGAGGGTGGTGATTTTGTGTTATGTGGTGAAAAGTATATCGAAAAAGTACAAGGCTCTGCTATAGTTTTTCCTTCTAACTTTATGTTTCCTCATGAAGTAAAAGAGGTTACTAAAGGAAAAAGATATAGTATAATGACATGGATACTTTAACTCATGGAAACTCTCATAATAGAGAAGAAAGATGAAGTATATATTACTGTTGATGCCGACCCAAGTGTTCAGCGAGAGATATCAGAATTTTTTACCTTTTATGTTCCCGGTTATAAATTTATGCCTGCATTTCGTAACAGAATGTGGGATGGTAAGATAAGACTATTTTCACAAAAGACCAAAGAAATATACTTTGGATTATTTCCTTACATTAAAGCATTTGCAGAAGAGCGTGGTTACTATATTGTGCCAGGTAAAGGTGTTGATGTTGACAATAAGGTAGATAGAGATATCGTTACAAAGTTTTCTAATAGTTTAGGTCAATCGTTTGAGGCAAGAGATTATCAAATAGACGCTATATATCATAGTTTAAAGTTCAATAGGGCACTCCTACTGAGTCCTACAGCTTCAGGTAAGTCTTTCATCATCTATGCTCTGATAAGATACTATTCACACCTAATCAAAGAAGAAGAAAACAACAGGTGTCTGTTAATTGTACCTACAACATCATTAGTAGAACAAATGTATACCGATTTTAAATCGTATGGTTGGAATGTAGAAAAAAATTGTCATAGATTATATAGTGGTTATTCTAATCAGACAACCAAAAAAGTTCTCATATCAACATGGCAGAGTTTATACAAGTTGCCAAAAGAATACTTTGAGCAGTTTGGTGTAGTGTTTGGTGATGAGGCTCATTTATTTAAATCTAAATCACTAACTGAAATCATGACCAAACTATCTGATTGTAAATATCGTATTGGTCTGACAGGTACACTTGATGGCGCTCATACTCATAAACTTGTATTAGAAGGATTGTTTGGCGCTGTTAATAAAGTTACATCAACAAAAAAACTAATGGACAAACAACAGTTAAGTAACCTAGTTGTAAGATGTTTAATACTCAAACATACTGAAGCAAACTCTAAGATGGTTGCCAGTGGTAAGTATCAAGATGAAATAGATTATCTCGTTACAAGTAAATCAAGACAAACATTTATTCGCAATCTAGCACTTAAACTCAAAGGTAATACTTTAGTCTTATTTCAGTTAGTTGAAAAACATGGTAAAAATCTACATCAGATAATACAAGAGAAGGCAGCCGAAGGTCGTAAGATATTTTATATATTTGGTGGTGTTGAAACAGAAGAAAGAGAAAAGGCAAGAGCAATTGTAGAGAATGAGAATGATGCTATTATTGTTGCAAGTTATGGAACATTTTCTACTGGTATTAATATTAAAAATCTACACAATATAATCTTTGCAAGTCCTTCTAAAAGTAGAATAAGAAATCTACAATCTATTGGTCGTGGCTTACGATTAGGTGATAATAAAATTAATGCTACACTATATGATATATCAGATGACTTAACTTATAAGTCTAAAGAAAACTTTACACTAAAACATTTTCAAGAAAGAATAAACATTTATACTGAGGAAGAGTTTGAGTATGAAATTCATAATATCGACTTGAAAGAATAGATAAATAGTAGTATGGATATAGATATCAAATTAAAACATGAGCCAACACACCTAACAGATTATCGTATGGTTAAATTAACCGATGGTACTTTGTTAGTAGGGTCAATTACTGTAGAGGGAAACTTCTTACGAATTGATAATGCTTTGCAATTAGCAACAGTTAATCGTATGACCGACTATGGTGTAAAAGAAGATTCAACATTGACACCATGGATACCATTCTGTAGTGAAACATCTTTTAATATTTCAAGAGAAAAGATAATGGTCATAACATTATGCTCCCAAGAGTTAGCACATTATTATGAAGTTATAAAAAGTAAAGTAAAAAAGAAGCTTGAGAAAGCACCACTATCTCCTGAAGAAATGGAACACATAATGCAGGTTGCTGAAGATATGGATAGAGAAGAACTAATTGAGAAAGAGAATGAAATTGATGAGATGTTTAATGGTCATAAGGTTACTAGTAAGACGCTTCATTAGAGCTTAGCTCCTATCCTGAAAAGACTACATAGTCTATTATACACACATTCCTCAAACTGTCAAGCTTAAAAATAAATTACTTTAGGCCTTGACATTAGCTAAAAAGTGTAGTATAATGATATACAGAAAGGGTGAATTATGGAAAAAACACAGAAACTAAAAAAGCCAAAAATAAAACCTCATTATGTGGATAATAAGAAGTTTTTAGAAGCGATGATAGAATACAAAGAAAGGTGTGTATTGGCAGAAGAAAAAGGTAAGACGAAACCTGATGTTACTAATTATATAGGTGAGTGCTTTTTAAAGATTGCAAATCACTTATCCTTTAGACCAAACTTTATTAACTATACATACCGAGATGATATGATATCAGATGGTATAGAAAACTGTTTACAATATATGAGTAATTTTAATCCAGAGAAGTCAAACAATCCGTTTGCATATTTTACACAGATTATATATTATGCATTTATAAGAAGAATACAAAAAGAAAAGAAACAGATGTTAGTGAAATCTAAATTAATACAAAATGCAGGTATAGAGAATATGATGGATCAGTTAGCAGGTGATGATACACAATATCAAAGTCAGATGTTAGAGTTTCTACAAAGAAACAGTAAAGAAGAGCCACCAGAAGTTAAAAAAGTTAAAACTAAAAAATAATATATTATGAAGATAGCCTTATTAAACGACACCCATTTTGGTGCCAGAAACGATAGTCTTATTTTTGATGATTACTTTCACAAATTTTATGATGATGTATTCTTTCCTTATTTAAAGGAACATAACATTAAAACACTTATTCATTTAGGTGATATTGTAGATAGAAGAAAGTTCATTAACTATAGAATTGCACATAACTTTAGACATAAATTTTTACAAAGATTATGGGCTGAAAAAATAGACACCCACATCATAATTGGCAACCACGACATATACTTTCGCAATACAAACAAAGTAAATGCTGTACAAGAACTATGTACAACACATGACGGTTTAAACGAGCCATGGATATATGAAGAAGCAAAGGTAGTTGACTTTGATGGTTTAAAAATATTAATGTTGCCTTGGATTAATCCAGAGAACGAAGCAGAATCACTAGAAATATGTAAGACAGCTGAGGCAGATATTTGCATGGGTCATTTAGATTTAAATGGTTTCAGAATGATGGACAGTATGGTACAGACACATGGTTATGATAAAAGTATTGTACAGAGATTTGAAAGAACATATAGTGGTCACTTTCATCACAAGAATGATGATGGTCAGATATTTTATTTAGGTAGCCAATATGAAATGACTTGGTCCGATTACAATAATCAAAAAGGATTTAATATATTAGATACAGAAACAAGAGAAGTTGAGTTTATTCCTAACCCATATACTATCTTTAAGAAACTTATGTATGATGATACGGAAACAAACTATGATAAGTTTGACATAACAGACTACAATCAAAAGTTTATAAAACTTGTAGTGGTAAGTAAAAAAGATAATCAGATGTTTGATAGATTACTTGAAAGATTATACAATAAAATAAGTGTACATGAATTAAAAATATTAGAAGATTATTCAGACTTAGCTGCTAGTAATGTCAGCGATGATGTAGTAGAAGGATCCGAAGATACAATGACACTAGTAAATAATTATGTGGATCAATTACCAGTTGACCTAGACAAAGATAAACTAAAGATTATGATTAAAGAAATGTATATAGAGGCACAAGATACAGATGTGGTTACAGAATGATAGTATTTAAAAAAGTAAGATATAAAAACTTTCTATCAACAGGTCAACAGTTCATAGAAATTGAGTTAGATAAATCTCCTACAACATTAGTTGTTGGTGAAAATGGTGCAGGTAAATCTACTATGCTAGACGCTTTATGTTTTGGATTATTTCAACGAGCATTTAGAAACATTAAGAAAGACCAGTTAATCAATACAATCAACGAAAAGGAATGTGTTGTTGAGGTAGAGTTTATCGTAGGCACAAAACAATATAAGATTATACGAGGCATTAAACCAAACATATTTGAGATATGGTGTAATGGTGATATGTTAAATCAAGACGCTGCACAAAGAGATTATCAGAAACATTTAGAGCAACAGATATTAAAACTAAACTTTAGGTCATTTACTCAGGTTGTAATATTAGGTAATGCTTCGTTTGTTCCTTTCATGCAATTAAGAGCTAGACATAGGCGCCAAGTTGTAGAAGAAATACTAGACATAGAAATCTTTTCTAAAATGAATATTATGTTTAGAGAAAAACAAAAAACCCAAGATGAAACAATTAAACAAGCAGACTTTCATTATCAACTAATAGATGATAGAATAGATACACAAAAGAAACATATAGATGATATTAGCAATAAGAATAAAGATACAAGTGATTCAAAGAAGATAGAAATACATCAGGCAGATACCGACATACAAAACTATATGGAAGATATTAAAAGAGTTAAGGTAGAGATTGCCGGTCTACAAAAAGAAATAATAGACCAGACAACAACAAATACTAAACATCAGAAGTTACATACGATGGAAGCAAAACTAGAAAATACTTGTAATAAACATAAGAAAGATTTAAAGTTTTTTGAATCACATGATGATTGTCCTACTTGTCAACAAGCAATAGATAAAGCATTTAAAGAAACAATGATTGATAAGAAGAAAGAAAAGGTTGTTGAGATTGATGTTGCCATGGCTCAAATGGAAAAAGAGATTAACAAAACTGAAACCAGACTATCAAAGATTAGTGAGGTTATGATTGCCATAAGAGAAAAAGAATTACTCATTAATAGATACGATACATCTATAAGTGAGATAGATAAACAAAAAGAAAGAATACATAAAGAGATTTTAGAATTGTCAGATGAAAAGTTCTCAACAGGAGTTGCTACTGGTGAGTTAAATCAGCTGCAAGAACAGTTAGTGAACGCTGAAAAAGATAAGCTAAAACACAAAGAAGAAAAAAATTATATAGATACTGCTAGACATCTTATGCAAGACACTGGAATCAAAACAAAAATTATCAATCAATATTTACCGATTATGAATCAGTTTATTAATAAGCATCTTGCAGATATGGATTTCTTTGTTAATTTTACTCTTGATGAGGAGTTTAATGAAACAATTAAATCAAGATACCGTGATGAGTTTAACTATCATTCTTTTAGTGAGGGTGAGAAGTTAAGAATTGATTTAGCTATTTTATTTACTTGGCGAGAGATTGCTAAGTTGAAAAATTCTACAAATACAAACCTATTAATACTAGATGAAATATTTGATAGTTCGCTAGATACATCTGGCACAGACGAGTTTATGAGAATACTATATACCACCATGGCAAAAGAAAATGTTTTTGTCATTTCTCATAAAGGTGATACTCTAATTGA